CTCGGGGAATCCCCTGATGAAGATGTGGCACTCTGAGTCGTTCTTGGAATCGCAGAGCCTCCAGCGGGCTTCTGTAAGCCTGTTTCGGGCTGACGATTCCGCACCTCTTCCATTGAAGCCATCTTGCCAAATGGCATCATAAGTCCGATAGCACGACCGAGCGCGCTGGTTGAAGCATTCATCATCTCGGATCCTCGAGTGAAGGAAGACTTGCCCGGTATCGGCTCCCATGCACATCCTCGCGCTGGGATCAGATCGTCTGGTGTGCGATACACCGTCATCGTCACCGAGATGAAGGTCTGATCTCCGACGGTGACGACTTCGGGAGCCGATTCCACGACTCGCAGATCAGGCCACTTGTCCAGTGCTAACGCGAAGCGAGACGGGACATCCACATAGTTGGAGAGATCCATCAGAGTTCCATCTTGTTCAAGAACTCGCCAAGATGGATTGCACTGTCCAGTTCGCCGCCGTCATACTGCAACGCTCGAGCGTAATCGTGGATCTGCTTGATGTGGAATGCGTTGTCGGACTCGGGATCATCCATCTGTTCCACCAAGCACTCGGCCAGCCCGCCAGCGATGTTCTTCCACTGGATGATCTGACTGCGAAGATGAGCAACGATCAAGCGGTGAGTTTCCGCAGTTGCCTCCATCTCATGAATGATCTGGCGGGCGGTTTCGTCTTCCATGTTTGTCTCCTGTCGGGATTGGTTGGTCTCATCATGACTGATCGGTGAGAGAGAGTCAAGGATTGTTCTTCGCATCCACTTGAGCCCAATACCGATCCGAGTCAAGTTGCCTCCGTTCAGCCTCGGTCAAACCTCCCCAAATACCGGGGAGACTCATGTAGGTATGGGGATAACTCATCGCGTATTTGAGGCAGTCTTCACGGACTGGACACCGCCCACAGATCGCTTTGGCCGCTTTGATGTTGCTTGCCTGCTTATTGAACTCAAGCGGGAACCACCACTCAAGAGGCTGACCGCGACACTCAGCATCCAGTACCCAATCGCCCATTCTGAGGATCTCGGTCAGCATGGCAATGACCACGGTGTCCAGCCGCACTGACCGTTGGCTTCACGGCCCGAGTAAAGCAACCATGCAAAGCGGAGGTTTTTGGCGGGATCTTTCATGTCGGCAAATGTCCAGCCGAGATCGGTGATCCACTTGGTGTGAATCTTGTTGATCTGAGTCAGCCCGTGATCAGGCCCTGAGTCTGCGTCAGGCTGACATCGGGACTCCCGCCACATGACAAAGCCAAGGCGATCCAAGATCTTGCGATCATTGGGCCATCCAGCCTGAAGCGCGGTCTGAAGCCACATCTGGCATTTGGTGTCGTCTGAGACCTCCACAATGACCACTGGTGAGATTGTAGTGGTAGGGCTGGGAGCAAGTTCGGCGATCCTGTCCTTCTGTTGCTCGGGTGTCAGCATCACGACCGTAATCCTCGGGAAGACTGTCGGTGTCGGTGTCGGCTCGGGGCTGGCGTTGCCACCTCCTCCAAACACGATTACAAGGCTGAGATAGAAGCCGAATGTCATGGATAAGAACTTGAATGGGCTCATGTGTGCCTCCAGTTGTCGGCCCGCAGATGCGGACTCTTGGCTCAGTCAGTTGACCGAGCCTGTGCGTCAATGTCAAGCATTCAACTCTGGGAAGGTGACAAGAGCGTTTCTTACGCCTCGAGGAGGAGCGTCGCCACACACATAGCGAAGGTGCCACGCTTCAGCCTGTGGGCCGTTCTTGACTTCCCAAGACCAGCCAAACTTCTCGGCGTTGCCATTGAGCAACCAAGCCAGACGGTCGCCTGAAGCATTGGCAACATCTATTGCCAAGCCCCAGCCATGATTGCTCATCCCGGGTGTTGATGACGGTGCGAATCCGTCGCGCAGATAGTAAGTCTGCCCGTTGAGTTTGCGTGTGATGTTTCGGCCTTGCGGAGTCAGCGAGTAGCGTTGCTTGAACATTGTGGTCTGTTGCGCGAGTGTGCGATACGCGCCGACATGATCCAGCGAGATGCCGTCAAAGAAAGCCGCCATCTTGAGACAGTTCCAAGCGGTCGCGGCCGCATGGTGGAGTTCACCAGTGGTCGGCCCGATCTTGCGAAGCACATTTTTGGGAAGTAGCCCGTTCATTGCGTGTGTGAGATCGGCGGGCATCACGATTGGGCGGACTGGGTAGTCAGTCATCTGTCTTCTCCTTGTCCTTTAGACCGTTGGATGCCAGAAGTCCAGTTAATGCTCCAGCGAGTACAAGCAGAACACTTGAGAGCGTCTCCCAAGACTTTGAGTCATTTGGGCTTACTTCAAGCGGTTGAACGACGAACGCAAGCGAGTAGAGAATCATGCCGATTGACAGAATGAAGGTCAGAGACAGTGCCAGCCCGACCATGAGAACTAGGCGCGCTTTAATTTCGGAGTTGGTGTATTTCTTCACGGCGTGGTTGCTCCTACGGAAGTGTCGCATCTGGGTGCGTCTGGTTTAGTTTCGCAGTTATCGCGCACACGGTCGGAGCATCCAACAAGAACAAGACTGATGGCGATGGTGGCAATCAATGTTTTCATCACGCTGGGCCCAAGTCTTCAACTAAAAGATAAGGTGCAAAGAAAAGATTTCTTTGTAGTAGTGGCGTTCCCGTAATTGAAGTCGTATTAGCGGCACCAATAATTGTGGTGGATCCTGCAGAAAAAGTGCTTATAGCAATAACTGTTGAAGTACCTACAATTTTTACGGCGGCACTATTTGAGATAAAAGCCTGATTCAGTTGGGTTCCAGCCGTGTTGGTCTGAAAGATTTTAAGGTTTGTTTGCCCGTTAGCCGCTGACGTTGTTTCCACATAAGGTTCGTAGTAAGTGATCTTGTAGTTCCTGTTTGCTATTGCCGTGAAAGTAACTGTCATACCCGTTGTCTGGGTCATTGTTGTCGTCAGCGTGTAGTTAGTTGTTGAAGTTGCTTTAGCGACAATGCCAAAGGGGAATTGGTTTGCTTGGGCGGCCGTGAAGACTGCTCCAGAGACAAAGGTGGTGTTAGGTGAGATGGCCATAATCTGATCCTAGTAGCCCAATCGAGAAGAATCTAGGACACCAAACACGGTGTTATTGAGAATGAACACTCGGTAATAGGTCAATGATGCAAGGTTGAAATCTATTTCTGTGTGGTCAGTGAATCCTCTTACCGTTAGCCCTTCAATGGATATCCATTCAGTTGTTGAGACACCGCCGGGAGGCGTGTAACTGATCTCAGCGAACGGAATTATAGTCAAAACGCTTGTGAGGTCGCCAAGTGAAACTTGACCGATATCGGTGCAAGTCACTGAGAAAGATTGTTGGTTGGAGTCGGCCATAGAGTTCGCGATCCATGTCGCCGTGTTCATTCCGTCGGTGGCCGTCGTGTTGAGTGTGGCGACCGTGATTGTGGAAGTACCAACGACCAACGCTTGAGCATTGGTAGCGGTTTGTGTCGCCAACGATTCGGGGGTCACTTGCGCCGAGTTCACATAGGTTTCATTCCCGATTGCTTTGACGCGATCGAAAGACTGATAACCAATTTGACTAGCAGTTGATGTCCTTGCAAACTTAAAGCCTGAAATTGCATAGTTTCCCAAACTTGTAAACGGAACATATGTGTGGATGCCTGCATCTATTATGAATCTGCCTCTGTCCGATGCGACGATCTGGTTGAGGCGTGTTGCGTAATCTCCCGCATATCCAAGCGATCCACGAATGGATGACGATGCGTAAGTTTGCACAAATTGTCCGGGATAGAACTGGAGAGCGGCAATTTCAGTCACGGGGAAAGTATTGTTAGTCAAGACTTGCGATGTGGCAATCTGTTGCCCAGCGAGAATCCAAGCGTCGCCAAGCGTGATCGTCGCCGTAGAACCTGCGCCTGTCGGCGTGTCATTGTAATCAATGCCCTGAATCCAACCGATGAAAGCCGTCGTACCTTCACATTTGATCAAGATCTTTTGGCGGTAAGCAATAAACGCACCAGCGACCTGCCCGTTATCGTTCTCCATTGTGATCGTCGCCGTACCGCCCCCGTAGTTATCCAAGACGGATCGGCGGCCTTGCGTGTAAGTGAAGTATCTAACCGACGAAGTGAAATCATTCGCCGCGTCGGAGTTATATAGAATCCATGTCAGTTTTGCCATTACATCGCTCGAGTGTTCACCGGGACTGGGCCATTATTGCGAACATACCTTTGGAGTGCTTGCACGACCGCGTTAGGGTCTGCCCCTGACACATTGACCGTCACATTGGTTGTCCCGCCAGCCCCATTCGCAGTAATCATTCCGTTGCCAGATGGTGTAAAGATCTCAGGGCCACGCTCGCCGACAAGATATGAGCCACCGCCCATCACTGAGCCACCAGACGCACGAGCACCTTGAATGCCGACACCAAAGCCGAGATCCACGCCGAAGCCCTTTTGGATTCTTTTAAGGTATTCGTCGGCGGCCGCAAGATCGCCAGTGTCCACAAAAATCTTTAATTTGTTCTGTTCGCCGAAAGTCAGATCAAGCGCGCTGGCAAGGTCGGCGACTGCTCGAATGTGATCTCGGACTTCTTGCTCATACTTGGCGACTTCCTCCGCGCCTCCGCTAAACGCTTTGATTCCTGCCTCATAGACCGCGCCGAGCGACTCTTCAAGGTTCGCGAACGCCTCCGTGGTGTCAAGCGTGCCAAGCAAAGTTTGCCACTCGGTCGTCAGCGTCGCGACACCATCTTGCTCGTCTTCAATCGCTTCATTCAATCTGTCCATTTCGGAATAGACATCGGTCTGCCGCCGACCGTAAGTGCTCAGTGTGATAGTTGCCTTCTCAGTATTACCGGATACTTTGTCCCACAATTTGCTCAGGTTAGAAAGACCGCCAGAAGCCGACGACACACCACCAACCTCAAATGTGAGCGCATCGGCAACCATTATGATTCCATCAGCGGCCGCAATCAGAGAAGGTACTAATTCTTCACCAAGCGTGAGACTCAGATCTTCCACCTTGTCGTTCAAGTTGTCCATAGCGGCGCGAAAGTCTCGAGCCTTCTTCAATTCGCTTGCGTCAATAATTTTGGAATCCGACACTTGACTCAGCGACTTGCTCAACTCATCAGATCCCATGCCGATCAACTCGGCCATGCTCTGCCAACCTTTGCCAAGTAACTGTGAGGCGGCGGCCGCACGCTCCGCCGGGTCTTTAATTGAATTCAATCGGTCAATAACATTTAGAAAAGTTTGATTGACATCAGTCGCACCAGTTCCAGTTCTAGCAATCTCAACGCCCAGTTCCTGAAATACTTTTGGTGTACCGCCCAGAGTCTTGTTCATCTTGCCGATAGCGGTTTCAATCGCTCCAGCCTCAATGCCGATGTCGCCGCCGACTTCCATGAAGCGTGAAGCCTCCTCAACGGAAAGCCCTGTCGCATCAGCAAACTTGCCCGCAGAGATTGCAAGGTCTTGGAACGCACCGACACTCTTGACTGCAAAGCCGACAAGGGCTCCACCAGCCGCCATTGCAAAGGATCCAGCATTCGCTTTTACTGCGTTGAGAGCAGCATTTGATCCAGCCTTGAACTTGCCCATCGCGCCAGTCGCGTTAGACACATCAGTCTTGAAATTGGCGAACGCCGCTTTTGCGGACTTGAGTCCTTTATCGGCAAACTCGGTTATGACTGGGATAGTTATGGCCATCAGCGCACCTTCATCAATTCTTTGTTAGCGGCGTATACCGCATCTGAGACAGTCTTGTTCAGTCGGCCCTCAATCAATCCAATAGACTGCTCAATGTCTTTCCACATAAAGCGCGACGGGCTGGCAAGCCGATCCAACGCTGACGCAAAGTTCGGTCTTTGATACTTGGATTCTCGGCGAGACTTCAGACCGCCACCTTTACCAGCCATGTCCACGATTGCCACTGGCGCACCTTTGGTAATAATGCGAACTAGAGACATCTGCTTGGCTCCTTGAGTCGTTGCGCCGGGAGCACGGCGAGGAGCGCGAGTGTCAATCTTGACGGCGACCTTCTTCACATTGTTCCAACCTGTACGACCGTTATGGTTCATGCCAGATAGAGGAGCAACAGATGGGATGCGAGCGTTAATGACATCCACAACGGGCTTTACGATGCCTCGAATGTCCTTGATGACTGCCCGCTTCATTGCAGGCTCAATCTTGCCAAGATCTCGCATTGTCTCAGCGAATCCTTTTGTCTCCAGTGCCATCACTTCTTCTCGTTCTGTTCAAGAATGAGACGGATCATCTCATCAATTATTGCTGGCGGTGTCTCCATCAGATCCAACGGGCTGATTCCAGTCCTCACCGCCAACTGTGCGATCAGGTTGGTGGCCCTTCCGACTTTCCCTCCGCTTTTGGGATGAAGGTGATGTCCTCCACTTCATCAAGAAACTGTCCAAAGACTTTGACTGTGATCTTTTTTGTCCGCAACGCATCCCACGCCAACCATGCCAACTGCTTGAACTTCATGTCTTCCAAGAACTTGGACACCGATGTCTGCGGGTGTTGGTCTTCCCAACGCGATGCGACACCGTAAGTCACTGGGGCTTCGTGTGTTTCACCGTTGAGCATGGTGACTCGTAATGTCATACCAATCATGTCGGGTTCCTTTTGATTATGGGGTGATGTCGCGTGCGAATGTGCCACCAGTGAAGGATGCGGAGATTGTGGACAGTTCGCCGACCGTCGCGTTGATTGGCGTGAAGGTCGCCATCATTGCGTTGGTGATCGTGTATTCGGGGTTTGTCGGCGACTCGGATGCGCCCGCTGGGGAGATCACCAGAGTGGTGGTTCCTGTACCGGTTGCGGCGAAGAGTGTCGCTTCTGCGGATCCTGCACCGTAGTAGTCAAAGAGTGTCAGTTCAACGCTGACATTCTGAAGGCCCTTGGTGTATAGGTGACCAGCGTCGCCGAAGGTTGTCATCTCAAGAGAATCGTAACCTACGGTCAGGACTGCGCTTGAACACATTGCGGTCACATCAACGGCCCCAATTAATACGGTCGGATTAGATAGATATGTGGTTGCGGTTGTTGCCATTACTGTTTCCTTTGTTTAGGGGACTCGCTGAGATGCGATCCGAATTGTGAGGTCGTATGCGGGAAGTTCTGCTGAACCGATCGTGGCGACAGACGGGGAGCCCGATACCACTGAGAGTTCAGAGTTCATGATTGTGTCCACGACTCCGAGAATGTAATCGGTTGCGTCTTGGTTGCCGGGTGGCGCGCCGAGGACTCGAAGGTCAATGGTGATGTCTGCGATCTGATTGTTGAAGCAGGTGAAGGTTGGGAGTTCAATGAAGACTGTGAGAGGTCGCGCATTTCTCGGATCGGTGACTGGTACAAGATTGAGCGCGCTGATGGATGCCGCGACCGTGTTGATTGTGTCCGTGAAGATGCCCGCCATCTCATGCCACTTGCGCTCTCTTGATTCCGAGGAGCGAATTAATGCGCCCCATGGATGCGACTGGTGCAGAGATCGTCATGTCTTGGAAGGAGTTAAACGAGTCAATACTGCCACGCTCACGGTAAAGCGAAGCGGCCATGAGAACAGTCCCGGCAAGAACGGCCGAATCTGGAGCATTGATCAGATCATCCTTGTATCCAGCCTGTGACCTTCGCTTGAAACACCAAGCATTCGCCGCATTGACCGATGTGGTCATGAATGCGGTGTCGTTCGCAGTCGCTCCAGCGATGCCAAGAAACTCGGTCAGATCGTTGATGTCGCACCATGTGCATTCGGTGGGTGTTGTCCATTGGAGTGATCCGACGGGATCAACGGCCGACCGCTGAATGTTGTCTGCTACAAGTTGAAACAAAATCTGATTCTTGAAAACGATCTGATCGTTGAAGAGATAGTCGCCAGCGTCATTAATCCCGATGAAGTAGTAGATCGGTATTTGGAAGACGGTGTGAACACCGTTGATTGTTGCGTCGCATCCTGAGAGTGTGATCTCTTGTCCGACAAGAATGTCGGT